ACGAGCCGCAAGTCCGCCGGCAGATCGCGAACAGCGGGTTCTATCAGAATCAGAACTCGGCGCCAGACCCGCGCGTCAAGAGTTACCACTGGAACGCGCTGACCGTGCCATGGGTAGCGTGGGACACTATCGCCAGCGAGTTCTTGAAGGCAGAACACGCGCGGAAATTGGGTGATTACTCGCCGCTCGCGGAGTTTGTACGCAAGCGGCTGGGTGAGTTCTGGGATATGCGGGAGTTTCAGAGCGAAGAGGTCAATTTGTCGGGCGGTTTCGCGATGGAGGAGCCGTGGGAGCAAGAGTTTAGGCGTTACATGACCGTGGACGTTCAGCGTGACTATTTCCGCGTCATTGTCCGACTTTGGGCGCAAAACGGCGAATCTAGACTCTTTTACGCGGGCGAGCTGCATACATGGGCGCAACTGGCCGACCTACAAAAGCGATTAGAAATCACCGACAGGCGCGTGTTCGTCGATTGCGGCTTTGAGCGGTACCAAGGTGAGGTTTACCGCCAGTGTGCGGCCAATAATTGGATCGCGCTCAAGGGCGACAAAGCGCAGTTCTTCACGTGGACATTGCTGGACAAGCGGACAGGCCGGAGCCGGTCGGTCAAACGTCCGTATTCGCAGATCCAACACGTCGATTCCGGGGTGGGACTTGCACGATCCAAAGTCCGCAACGCTCGACAGGCTGACTTGTGCGACCGTATTGTCTGGAGCAGCGACTACATCAAGCTGGTTCTGCATCGTCTGCGCGCAGGCCAGGGGGCATCGTGGCAGATCGCGCACAATGCGCCGAAGTGGTACTTCAAGGAGATTCAGAACGAGGTGTTTGTCACCGAGAAGGACAAGCGGACCGGCAAGAACAAGACGTTTTTCAAAAAGCTAGGCGAAAACCACTCGTTCGACGCCGAAGCCATGCAGGTGCTGGCCGCCTGCATCGAAAAGATCATCGGGCAGGCCGAAATCATCACAAACGACGTGGAGGCTGTCAACGCTTGACAGGCTGAGTGACTTTATGGGCGGACCTTCAATTCTACGATATGCTTCGCTGCAATTTTGCGAAACGCTTTACGATCAGTGCTTATCGGCGCTGACCGAAGGGCAGGGCACCATCGTGATTAGCACATCCGGCGGCGGTGAGTCCGAAACCCGCGCGTCTGGATCAGACGGAGGCATTCCCGTGATGACCTTGATGAGGGCGGTGATGCGGAGGATGCACCAGCTCGACCCAGTGAAGTACCCGGGTATCTCCAACCGCCTTAAACCTGACTTTTCAACCTTTCCGCTATGAGTTTCATCGAACAAACGATCAGGTTTTTCAGTCCGGCAACCGCCTTGCAACGCCAACGCGCGAAGGCGCAGCTTGAGGCGGGCGACAGGACGGGCTACTGGCGCGTCGGGGCGCAGTCATCGACTAATCGCCGGGCGAGCGGGCAAGCACTGGATCAGCCTGATTCCAGCCGCAATCACACCGACCGCGTGACGCTCATCCGGGAGGCGCGGTGGCTGGAGGAGAATAGCAGTGTGGTGAAGTCGATCCTGCGCAAGTACCGCACCTTTTCGGTGGGCCGCTTACAGTACGTGCCGCGCACCAGCTCCGAGGAAGCCAACAGAGCAATCACGGCTTACGTGGAAAGGTGGATGTCGAGCTGCGACCTGACCCGGCGCCACCACTTTCGGGTGCTGGCCGGGTTGGGTGTCACGTCGATGAAGCGTGACGGTGACATTGGCTACATCGTGTCCGAAGTGCCGATGACGCAGCTCGACGAGATGCTCAAAATCAGTCCGATCCGGCTACAGGCCATCGAGGCTGACCGCATCGGCTCGATTCCTAATCGCAACGGCACGGATGCGAAGCCGTTTAAGCCGCTTAAGAGAGGCGAGCAAGACTTTTCCGGCGTCGTCATCGACTCAACCGGAAGGCCGATCCGATATCGGATCTACAATCGCAGCCTAACCGGTGAGTCCATGATGCCTGCGCTCGAAGTGCCAGCGCAGGAGTTCCTTCACCTGTTCGACCCCACCCGTCTTGACTCTTATCGCGGTTTCTCGGCGTTCGACGCGGCAATCACCGACATCAAGGATCTACAAGAGATCCTCGCGTGCGAGAAGATCTCAGTGAAGTACCTTTCCTCGATCAGCGGCGTCATCAATAATGCTGACGGCAGCGCAGATCAGGACGTATCTCTGGATACGACGCACAGCGACTACATGTCGGATGCGGATCGGCTGAAGAAGGTGGAGCCGGGCGCCATTCAGTACCTCGCAGAAGGCGAATCGTTCAACCCGGTTGATTTTAACCGACCTTCACCGACTTTTAACGGGTTTCTTGACACGCTCGTGCGCTCGACCGGACTGGCCGTCGGGCTGCCTTACGGATTTATTTACTCCTGGGCGGGGCAGGGCACAGCGGTCAGGATGGAAGCGGCGCAGGCTGCTCGTGAGTTTGAAATGACCCAGCTAACGCTCGAAGAGAAGCTTCTCTATCCAATCGTTATCCGCGTCATTGCTCGCGGCATCCAGCTTGGGCACTTGCCAGCCGTTGCTGACTTTGATGCGGGCGAGTGGCGCTTCCCGGCCAAGGTCACCGCCGACATCGGGCGCGAATCAAAGGCGCTGATCGACGAGACCATGGCCGGAATTATCAGCAAGACACAGATCGCGGCGGATCGCGGTGAGGATCGCAATATCATCCGCAGCCTGCTACGCGCGGAGGCCATGGAGCTTGTCGAGGATGCGAAAATGGTGCAAGACGCATCTGGCGGAGTTCTGGATCTGCCAACCGCCATCTACATGCTGGAGCGGCGGGCACCTAACGCGCCGGCTATCCCGGCGCCAGCGGCTGCGCCTGCGGAGGACGTGCCAGAAGTCGAGGACGAAGAGTCACCCGAGGACGAAGCCGAAGATATTGCCGAGGATGAGGCAGAGGCTGGCAGCACTGATTGACATCGGGGCGGCCAGTATGCTCGTCAAAGAAGAGATTCAGACATTCGCAGCGTTTCAGGGGAAAGTTTCAGGGAACACCATCATGGGTGTTTCTCTGATCCAAGAAGGCCCGGCGCTCGGTCATGGCGTGTTTGTGGACAAGCGTTCGCTCAACAAGTTCAAGTCCTTGGCAATCGAGAAAGGCCGGGTGAAGGCAAAACTCAATCACTTCTCTTCGGTCGAGGACACGGTGGGCTATTACGAGAATTTCCGGGTGAGCAAAGGCAAGCTCCTAGCTGACTTGACCTTGTTTGACGCGCACAGCGGAAAAGAAATGCTGCTGGAGATGATCAACGAAATCCCGTCCGCATTTGGCGTCTCCTTGATGTTTGCAGCGGATGCGCCAGAATTGGACAAGGAGAGCGGCAACTACATGACCCGCCCACGTGGCTTGTACTCTGCTGACTTTGTAGACACTCCCGCAGCTAACGCTGACGGAGTGTTCTCGGCTGATCAGATTGACAGTGACGAAGATGTTATGCCTATTGACCCAGTGGCGCCTGCGCCAGAACCACAAGTCGATTTCTCCGCTTTGATCGCGGAGCAGTTTGCCGCTTTCACTGCTAAGTTTGACGAAGTGGCCGCGCAATTCGCCGCTGACAACGCCAAGGTGTTGGCCGAGTGCGAAGCGCTCAAGGCCGACCTGAAAGCGTTGCAGGCTGGCAACAGCGACATCGAGCTGCAAGCTCGCTTAGCCGCCGCCGCTCCTGCTCCTGCTGCGTTTGCCGCTCCTATCAACGAGCCAGAGGTCAAGGTCCCAGCCATCTCCTACCACGAAGCCAAGAATCAAGCTATCGGCACCTCAACCGGTCTTGATCGCTTGAAAGCGGTTCGCGCGTTCACTGAAAAATTCCCAACCGAAGCGGCCTACGTTTCGGCCAACTCATAACAACTTTCTTACAAGACCATGCCACAAGCCAATCTTCTCGATATTGCAAAGCTCAACGGCTCCGACACCATCGTCGGACTCATTGAGGAAACGCTCACCTACGCTCCCGAGGTTCAGATCATGCCAGCGCGCACCATTCGCGGCACCAGCTACAAGATCGCGTCTCGCGTCTCGTATCCGGGCGTCGGATTCCGTGCCGCTAACGAAGGCTCGACCCCGAGCAAATCGGAGTTCGAGAATCAACTCATCGAGTGCTACATCCTGTCGGGTGCGGTTCAGGCCGACGTTGCAGTTGCTCGCGCTTACGAAGACGGGGAGCAAGCGTGGAAAGACATCGAATCCATCGGTGTCATGCGCCAAGCGATGATTGAACTCGGCTCGCAGGTGATTTACGGCACCAGCGTTGATTCCAAGGGTTTCCCTGGCTTGCAGGCGATTCACACCGCTTTCAACTCCGGCCTCGTGGTTGGTGCTGGTGGCAGCACTGCCTTGTCCTCCGTCTACGGCATCAACACCGACACCCAAGGCGTCCAGCTCGTTTTCGGTTCCGGCACCACCTTTGAACTGGGTGAGTGGCGCATCGAAAACGTGGGGACCAGCTCGGTCTATCCTGCGCACGTTGCCAACTTGACCGCGTGGGTCGGGATGCAGGTCGGCAGTAAATACAGCGTTGGCCGCTTGAGTGCTGTAGGCAGCGATTCCGGCGCCGGTGTCACCGATGCTCGGCTTGCTGAATTGCTCAGCAAATACCCGGTCGGCTACCGTCCAAACTACTGGTTGATGAACCGCCGCTCGGCGTTCCAGCTCCAGTCGAGCCGTTCCACCGCCTTTTCCGCCCTCGGCAGCAAGTCCGCCACCGGCGCCGAAGTATTCGCTCCGTTGCCACTTGAGTCCAACGGTATCCCAATCGTCATCACCGACTCGATCGGCATCGCTGAATAATTGAGCTTCTAAACTCCAAAGAATTACTACAATGGCTAACGAATTTTCCCGCAACATTCAGGACGCGGACCTGACCAAGGCTCGGCTTCTGACCGCATCTGACGGCAACGTCACTTCTCCCGACCTCGACCTCGGCACCAACTCAAAAGGGTTTTTCCCTGAGAACACCGAAGTGGAAGTCGTGATTCCTGCGCTGACTGCTACGCAGCTAGCATCGGCGGACACGATCACCATCCTCTTGCAGGGTGGATCGGCAGTCACTCCGACGACCAGTTTGGGACTTTCGGCGGTGCTGACCGGCACAGGCAGCGCAATTGCTCAAACATCCTTCCGTTTTCGGCTGCCTTCTCCCGCTCCGCGCTACGTGAACGCCAAGTTCACCACAGCCGGCACTACGGGCGACATGAGCGCGGTGAGCGCCTCCGTCAGACTGCTGACCTAAATTTTGGTGCTGGGTGTTTTCATCGTGGGCGGCTGACAGGGTTCTATC